TTTTCGGAACAAACTTATCGTACGCCGGCCGGATATGAGGTATCCCCGCAACTCTGCCACCACCAACTTTAGCATGGCCAAATTCTAAAAGGTGAGTTAATGAAGGCTTTTCTTTGTTATAGATAGTGATATTTATATAATTATTTTTTCTGCTTGTTTTTCTGCTCCAGCCATCTGCATATTCCCCACTTTTTCTGGGAGAATCCTGCTTAATTTCACGTTTAACTTTTGTAGCTGTTGAGCTAACTTTTTTGTCTACGGCTTTTGAAACATCTTTTGTGTAGTTTTTAACTGCTTTTGACAATTCAACAGCAAGCTGGTCAGTATTAACTACTTTAGACATTTATATCACCACTCTTTTCAGCTTTGATAATGAAAAACTGACCATCATCTTGCAGATAATCAGTGTCTTTTATATCAAATATTTCATCTGTTCTTGCATTAACTATTCTATAATCAGTAGTATCTATTTCATCTACAAAACTGACGTATTTAATTTTCCATTTAACAGTTTTTTCATCACCGAGAGCTTTGGCTTCATAATATTCCGAGCCAAAGAGCTCTAATCTTTCAGCCTTAACAGTTTTCCAGTCTACCCAGTTTTCAATTTCATTAAGATCATCATCAAGAGTAGTTCCATCTAATTTTTGAATGATTAATTTGTGTTTCCGGACCGCCTGCAGGTCTTTCATTTTTTGGTCTTTAGTTTTCATCTATATCACGCCTTTGTGACTGTGGCTGCGTATACTTTTTGCTGACTTCCATCTGTTATAGTAATTTTAATAATGTTATCTCCACTATTCCAGCTATAAACTGTATCATTTTCGTGTTCTTCATCATTTACAGCAATCCCAACTGCAGCTTCTTCATTAATCGGTTCTGCCGTAATTACATTAGAATCATCTGTAGTTTCAGCCGTGTATTCATAAGTCCTGGACTCAAATTCAGGGGTTAATGTCAGCCCTTCTATAGTCAGTTCAGACAGACAAGCCAAGAAATCTACACCAGTTTCAAGTTGAAGCCTTAATATTTCTTTTTCAAAATTTTCTTCGAAGTATTCAACTGCATTATTGTAATCATATCTACAATAATTTAGAAGTAAATCCTGGTCCAGCCCCGGGGATGAAAAATCAAGAGTTCCGCCCGTTAATCCTTCTAGTCTTTTTTTGCCTCTATCAATTATGTTTTGAATTTTTGCATCTTCATCAACCCAAGTTATATTAAGATAATTTTTTACTTCTTCAAGCATTTCACCACCTCAAATTTGAAAGGACCAGGTTAACCCCGGCCCCTTGATTATTTATCAGTTAAGATTTATTAAGCAGTACTATGAGTTACAGTCACGGTATAAACTTTAGCTTCGCTTTCATTGGTGACTGTGATAGTAACAACATTATCTGAATCTGCTGTCCATGTATAAGCAGTATCATTTTCATGGCTTGTACCGTCAACAGCAATTGCAATTGTAGCGTCGTCAGAAGCAGCAACTGCTTTAATATTATTGCTTGCATCAGATGTACTTGCAGTATAATCAGTAGTGCTAGCATCAAATGACGGACTCAATGATAAGCTACCCAAAGATAAGGAACTTAATGCAGTATCAACAGCAGGTGCCATATTTGAAATGTTGAACAACAGGAAGCTGTCATTGTCAATAGGTTTACCGTTGGCATATTGCTTTGTGATATAAGTCCTTTCGTCTTCCAGGAATTTGTAGTGATCAGAGTATTCTATCTTCTGGCTGGAGCCAATCCCCATGAAATAGTCTTTTGCAACTCCGGCAATCATTTCACCTTTGGTTACTGCTACACTCTGAACAATTTTTGCCGGGATAGGCAATACACCATATACATAAGATTTATCAGCAGTAAGGAAAGTAGTTTTTGCAAATATTCTTTCCCAGTAGTCCAGCGGGTTAATCATCAATAATGCTTCAGGGACTGCCCTCTCACCCTCTTTCGTAAGCGGGGCCATGATTTTTTGACCTAAAGTGCCGGGTTCTAAATCTGTTAATGATTGTGCTGTTTTCTTTGGATATACACCTTCAACAACAGCGCCTTCAAGATCTCGGTCCATTCCTATGGGTTCGCCGTCGCCTGTACCATCCACAATTGCCATTTCAAGAGCCAATGCAATAGATTCATATAATACTTCTCTTACAAATCTATCTAGCCACTCAGGGCCCAAGTCCAGCATAGCTTTTGCGACAGGCATATAAGCAGATAGCTTGTACAGATCGGTATCTTCTTTCTTAAATGCAGCAGAAAGCTTCTTTTCAATTGTATCTGTTAATTGGCCCCACCAGGCAGCTTCAGCTTCGCTGGTGCGAGTAATCCATTCAGTGACAGCAGTTGTATTTTTGAAGTCAATCTCACTTAATAGAGGGTGATTTTTTCTTAATTCATCAAAAACCCTGTCAAAAATAGTAGCCGGCATTAATTTTTCAGTTCCGGCAAATCCGGCGCCGTCAATTACTTCATTGTAATATTCTCTTTCCTCTGCGGTCAGGTCAAGCCCGCGGTTTGCCATAATTTCCTTATCAAGATCACTCAATATTCCTTCTTGCTTTGCGTTTTTAGCTTCTTCCAGCACTCTATTTTCGATTTTCTTAGCCAGCGCAGTTTGAGCAGCTACAAACGCCTCACTGTCTCCTTCTTCAATAGCTTCCTTCATGTCATTTTTAATTTCAAGTTCTTCTTTATTCTCTAAGTCTTTGTTTTTCAATCTCAAAACCTCCTAATTATTTTTTTGAAAGGCATTAAAAAGACCAGACCCATTGTCTGGTTTGCCTTCCTCTTTTTTCTTATTTTCTTTTTGATATTTTAAAAATAAATTTTCTTTAACGTTATTTTCTGGCTCTTCTTCCTCTTCTGGCTCTTCTTCCTCTTCTTCCTCTTCCCAAATTTCATCAGCAAGTCCAAATGTAATAGCTTCTTTTGCAGTAAGCCAGGTTTCCTCAGCAATCAACTCTTTAAGCTCATCTTTTTCCCCGACAAACTTTTTCATGTAACTAGCTAATACAGATTCATCAATTTTTTCTAAATCTGTAGCCATTTTTAGCATGTCATCAGAATTACCTATTGCTAATCCCCAGGCTTTATGAATCATCTGCATTGCGTTTTCAAACATAATGACATACCCGGCAGTAGCAACAACGCTGGCTCCAGAAGCAGCCAAGCCATCTATTATAATATTAACTTCTCCTTCATGCTGCATAAGGAGGTTCCTGATAGATATACTCTCAAAAACCTCCCCGCCGGGAGAATTAATATGGACTTCCAAGTTTTTATTATCTGGTACTTCATTTAATTTGCCCTTAACAGCTTTTGCGGATATGTGAGTATCATCATCTTCGCTGTCCCAGGGCAGAGCTGGTCTTATTCTGCCGTATATATATAGTTCTGCCGGTTTGTCTCCATCTGTTTCATTCCTTACTTCAAGCCTAGTTTCAATTTCGGGCAACTCTTTTTCTTTCAAGCAAGTCACCCCCTTTCAGATAATTATCAAATATCAATTGTGCCATTTATCCACCGCCTCCTTCTTCAGTTCCTTCATACCTTTGTTCAACTCTCTGATAATTTTTCGTCATCCAGCGTGCCTTACTCCATTCAGTGTTAAGTGGTTCCATTCCCAACTTCTTAAGTGTATCGTCAATGCTGTATCCGCCTATTCTTGTTAATACATCAAGGGCTTCTGCCACATCTGTAATATCTACTGCTTTAATATTTGCTGTATTAACTTTAAGATAAGTATTTTTCAAATAAGCATTTTTCCCATAGTATTTTCGATTAATTTCATCTTCCAGTAACTCAGCCAAAGGATTAATGCAGTATGTTATAAACTGATTAAAAACATCTTCACTTTCAGCAACTTGGCCTTTTAAGATTACCGGCGGTATTTGTAACGCAATACCTACAAAATCAAATATATCATCAATAAAAGCCCTAATTTGATTATTGTCAGAGCCTCCCTTAACACCAATATTAGATTTTAATTCTTCAACTTTTAAACCATTTACGAGCGGAACAACAGCCGGGCCTTCTGCTTCAAAAAATTCTTTAAATTTATTCTGGAATAAATCTTTTAATTTCTGTGTAGCTTTTTCTGTTTCAGGATAATTCGTCGGTACCTCAACCCCCAACTTTCGCGAATTATTTTTCTTGAAATTACCCTGGCTAACTTCAATTAATTTCCCATAATCTTTGTATAATCCATCTACTAATTTTCTAACTTTCTCATTATGAAGTTCCAGATGTAAAACTTGTGATTCGTTATAAGCATTATTAAGGCCGAATCCGTCTATCTCGATATTGTCATAAATATACTCTTTAAAGGCAAACTTTTTAACTTCAAAGCTATCAGCACAATAAAAATAACCACCCTGCTGAACAATAAGGGCTTCATTGTCATATACCAGCTTTGAAATGACATCACGCCAAAATTTAGAAGCTGATTTATTCGGGTTCGGTTCTACATTGAAAAGGTAATAATTATCTTTTTTAACCTCTTTACCTTCTTCAAAAGTTTGAAACTCACTCCTTGAAACGACATTTGATATAAGATTAATAGCTGATTGTATTGCTAATTCTTTATAATATATTTTTGATGCTATGCTCCCGATAAAAACATCAAGTTCTAATGTATTGTCATCTTTGTTGAATTGCTCTCTAAACCAGTCCCATATAACCATATTCCACCTCCTTAATAAGTATAAACTTCAAAGTCCATAACATCCCCGCCGCCTTCTTGTAATTCACCATCTTGTGTAAGGGCGTGTACTAAAGCGAAAAAGCCATCAGTTTTGCGGGTTTTCGGTTCTATCTTCAAATATGTAGTATTTCCTTTTTTGTCTGTCTCCGTATAGCAATTATTTACATACCATCGCATGGTTGGATTATCCCCGAATACCAGGGTTTCTTCCGCAAATATCTGCTCTAACAGTGGATGAACTTTTGCATGAGTAGCTGGGCCGGAAGGGACATCATCAATCGGTAGCCCCTCTTCCTTAAATTTGGATTCAACTAGACTGTATCTGTATCTATCAGCGACAATTTTTTTGATATTAAATAATTTTGCCTTCTCTAAAAACCAGCCGGCCATATCTGCAGCAGAAATTGCATCTCGGTTAATAATTGTGATTAATCCCCGGTCCTTCATTTCTTTAACCGGGAACTTGATTTGCCTACTTTCCATTTCAAGAGCTAAATGACAGACAAATGTATGTTCAATCCAGTATCTCTTTCCGTTGTATTTAAATAACAGTCCGCAACTGGCAAAGTCAGTAGTCCTGGCATAGTCAAGGGCTCCTATGCACTCAAGGCCCTCCAATTTCTCATAAGATATTGGTTGATTAGTTTTCTTAATCTTTTCCCAGGGGGCCACTACGGTGAAGTTATCCACAGCCGGGAAGTTCATTCTTTTTGTCAAGAACTCCTGGGCTATATGAGGCTGGTATTCCATCTTGACGGCTTCTTTTTTCATTTCCTTGCGTAATTCCGGGAAATGATTAATAGACGGGCAGGCTTTCGGCCACATGGCCGGGTCCTCTGCTTCCTCTTTCTTATCAATTTTCCAGATTAACGGGAGGAATCCCAGTTCATTTATTTCACCATCCAGGACCCGCTTTGACATATCCTTGTAGTCGTCAAGAACGCCGCCGCGGACATATCCATCAGTCGTAATATAAAAGGTTCTGGCGTGTTTTCTTTTACCAAAACCGGAAGTAAAAACTTTTATATCCTCATAATCTTCAAAAGGATGTATTTCATCAAATATTAAACACCCTGTTCTTTTACCATCTTTAGTTTTAGCATTTGAGGTATTATATTGAATATAAGAA